CCTCTATCCACCCTTGTACATCAGCCCCTGTACAAGTGGCTGTAATACCAGTCAAAAGACCTGCGGTAAAGTCCCCACCTGCTTTGTTACCAATCTTTATAAAGCCTGTTGCCCCAATAGCTGCACCTGCGACAATTGGTTCTGTCTGCCATGTTGTCCAAGCACCTAGAAAGACACCAGTCACACCGCCTTGTGAAATAGCAGCACCGTAAGCAGGGGAGTTACCTGCCCCACCTGTATAGGCAATAACTCTTACATAGGTTGGGTCAATCCTCAGAGTACCACCTGTTCCCGTGAACGAGACTGTATCTAATGACCCACCAGCTACGCTATGGTTAGAGCAGGCGTATGTGTCAGTACGTATTACCAGTGTTGTATCATTGCTTATAACATGTGTATCAAGGGTTGCGTTAACAGACGGGGAAGTTAGTGCGTCAAAGTTAACGATTGCACCTGTGTTATGTGTATAAGCCGTCATTTTATAATATCTCTGTCAAAACTGAGGTTAAAATCCCCGTTGTGTAATTAAGCGTCTTACGTACTGTTTGGTCTACTTGGAAATGGTCAACATATTGAAGCACACCTCCTGACCAATACAAGAGTTTATATGTACCGTCTGCGTAGTCCACTCTTTGCAAATCTTCACCTGAGTAAGTCAGTTCATCTAGACCCTCGGTCTCTGTACTCACTGTTCCAGTTCCTGTAGCGGTTTGAACCACGACAACGGAATGTTCAACGGCTGTGATAGGTGCAACATTGGAAACGATAGTTTTACCATCTGCAAGTTTAAGAATTAAACGCCCTTTATCGTCGAATTGAGCGCCTATAACATCATTCCCTTGGGGTAGGTTAGCCTTGACTGTTTCAGGCTCTTGTAGAGCTTCCTGATAAGCCTGTAGGTTATTTCTGATGTCTAGGATTGCTTGTAAGTGCCTTGGGACAGCAGGTTTAATGAATTTCTTTATTTCCTTCTGTTCTTTTTGCTTTACGATAGCTAGACCTTTGAAGATTGCTTCATCTGTTGACCTACCGTTCGCTAGGGCTTCATTAGCTGTATCTGCAAAGAGTACACGAATGCCTCTAGGTTTCCCCTCTAATGAAGGGAGAGTGTTCAATGCTGTCCACATCATTAGTTCTTTCTTCAAGCGTTTTCTGTATTAAGACTGGAGGTATCCTTGCCACTGACATCGTTGGCTGTCCCCTCTCCTGCTGTTTTCATGCCATCCCCTGAACGGGAAGTCTTTTCTGGGAGAATTACATCTAAATCTGTACCTTCTGGTAATGAATCTAAGCCTAATTTTCCTAGGATGTCGTTGATAACGTCAAGACTTCTAGGTAAGAATCCAACAGCACCTACTCGTTGTACAAATTTGGAATATGATTCCATGTCTGTATCTTCAAAACCTTCGTAATCAAAGGTACATTGGCGAGATACGTCCCATCCGTTTAATTCATAAAGATGCTTGATAAGGTCATTGTTAAACACCTGAATAATACTTTTTAAGTACGCTTCTACTTGAGTACCAGTCAAGCTATTCTTAATTGCCGCTAAAGCGAAACTACCCGTTGATGTGTTACCTAGGAGTAAAAGGTCAGCAGCAAGCCCGATAAAAATCATCTCACGGTAGTAAGCCTTAATCTTTGTAGTGTCAAAGGACTTCTGACCTACTGTGGACATAAGCTCTAAGTCAAAGAGCTTTTGTTTCGTATCAGGGTCTACATCACTAGGAAGCATCACACCTGCTTGGGAGTTCTGCTGAAGATTCCTGAGAATGTTCTGGAAGTTCAAGAGTGCAGCTTTTTGTTCAGGGGATGCCTCAGAGGACATATACTGAGCAGGTAGGGTCAGTAAAGGTACACCCTGCAAATCCTTTGCTACGCCAGATGCCTCAAGTTCTTCAATCGCTTGTAAATACTTCCAAGGAAGGTATACGTTCCTCAAAGGAGAAGTACCGTAAGGGTTGGTTTTATTCTGTCCTACAGTGAACAACAAGAACTTCTCACGAGGGAGAACAACAACGCCTGTTGGGTGCTTTGTATAACGTCCAAACGGGTCGTTAACGTATGCTAGGTTTTGCTTCATACCTATTACATCGTTACCCTCGTCATCAAACACAAAATTAGTAATACTTTGTTGATGACGTAATGCTAACTTCTTAATCCCAATCAATCCATCGTTGTACATAGAACCTTCTTCTTTGGTTCTACGTCGAAGGACTTTCTCTAGTGGTGCAAAACCATAATCTAAGGAAGTTAAACTGGAAGCAATAACATCCTCTAACGGGATTTCCATATCACCGAGCATTTGCTCGATAATCAGTGCCTGCTTCTTTTCTTTAGCTGTTGGATTCTTGCAAGGGAGAACTCTAAAGGTTGCCTTAGTCAACATGGACTTATATAGACCTATTGCTGCATTACATGCTGGATGTAGAAGCATTTGCTTGTAGGTCTTTAAGTTCGTTGGAAAGTTCAATTCAGATTTGATTTCCTCAGCAGGAATACCACCAAACATTCTCATACCTGATACACCCATCTCACCTAGAGTAAAGGCTTCTGGTTTATCTAATCCACTGTACGATTTTTCTACTTTTGATTTTCTTGTTGTCATATATTGGATTAGCTCCTTGGAGATTTACTTTAGGCGAACTCACCTTGTTGAAGAGGTGTTGTACCTGTGGGGAGTTGGGTTGTTTGGAATCCGAAAGAGGTTGCTTGGGTTAGGTCTGGAAGAGAGAAGGATGGCAGGACAGTTTGTCTATTGAGAATAAAGATTGCGTCTGATACAGAGTCAACCATGTCATCTTTTTGTCTTTTATTATCTTCTTCAAAGTTCTCAAGCTCTGTACAAAAATCGTTGTACCAGTCACCATTAACTACTTGAACAAAGCCTGCCTGAGAAATAGTAGAGAAAGGTGCAAAACGAGTTGCTTTGCTCTGTTGAGGTTTTACTAGCCTGCAATTAAATCCCATCTCACCCAGACGCTTCTGCATTCCCTTTGCCCATGCACCAGCTTGAGCGTTAGGGTCACAAGGTATAACCACTGTACAGTCTTGACCATCACTAATAGCTGTATTTATGATGAGTTCTTCAACCTTTTGAAACCTGTCTCGAAGGGAGACAACATCTTCTACAGTATAGATACCCTTCCTATCTTTTGATATAAGCACTCCACGAGTCCAGTCCGGGTCAGGATAAGCCGCACTAGGAAGCGAACCTGCCACGTCAAACGCCCTGCACCTTTTATTAGCTAGAATATTTGCAGTCTCTACAACAGGACACCACTCACGCTTCCAAAGACCAGAGGCTTCTGCACGAGCAAACCAAGAGCCATAGTAAAGTCGCTTAACTTCAACTGGGCTAAGGGATAAAAGTTTTGCTTTATAGCCTTTATTTTGGGAGAGTAGAATTGGGTTATCGTCACAGGTGGCTCCAATAAAGGAGACGCTCGTTATGGGTGCATCTCCTCCGCTACCGTAGACTTCCTCTAGTTCTTTTCTATCGTTTGCCCAATGGTAACTTGAACCTTGTCTTGCAAAATATCGGACATGCCCTGCGCGGTCTGGGATTGGAATACCCTCCGAATCTAAGTAGTAATCCTGAATCCAGAGACGCAAGAAACTATTGTAATCAGGGTTAGTCATCAAGAACATTTGTGGGGTGTAGTCCACGTAAGCATTACGCATACGACTTGTGAGGTACATCACCATATCTTCTGTGAAGTCTGTTGCCTCATCAAAAATGACCAGCGAGTACTGACCGCCTTTATGGTCATACATATTGGATGCATGTTGCATGTGAGAGAACTTTAAGAGTGCTCCATTAGGGAACACAATTTCATTTTCTCTGTGCCGAATTTTTAACCCTGTTGGGTAGATATCGGAGTACATTGCAACTGCTTCATGCCATATGGAACCCGGACTTGTAAGCATTTTCGAGGTTCTTCGGAAGATTACTCCAGTCGCTCTTGGGTGTTGCATGAACTTCAAAGCTATTAACAATGAAGTGTAGGTCTTTCCTGAACCCAGTTTTTGTTATGTGATTCGTTAGCTCACTCCCAAGTTTCCTTGGGTATCGGACTATATCTTGTGCAATTGCACCCTACTGTTTCGACTGCACTTGCAGCCTACTCTACTTTGTTTAGCATTACTGCTACATTTCGATAGTCTCTACACGTTCTCTTTTCAGAGCTTCGCTCGGTATTGCCCTCGGCTCGACGTTAGGGTTTCACCGAATTAAATAGGTTTTACGCGACCAGTTTTATGGAAAGGTTTAGCCGCGCCGCCAGTGATATCTGTTGAACTATTTAAAAATAATTCTTGTTTCCTACTGCTTGGTGCATAAATCTTCTGTTCACTCAAAGGTTATCCCTCTCATACTTGTTATTCCTAGACTCGCCACGAGTTATGCGGTGAACTTGACTGATACCGCAATTAAACTTATCCGCAATAGATTTCAAAGTCTTACCCTCATTTCGTAGGACAATAATCGACTTTACTTCATCCCTTGATAACTTAGTTTTAGGCTCAATTTCTCCGTCTACTACCCTGCTGATTGTACGTTCACTGATTTTATACTTCCTTGAGAGGGCTGCAATTGATACACTTGTTAGCAGATACTCCTCTTTAAGTTGCTGTTTCATCTCAGGTGAGTACTTCGGTGTACCACGTACCTCTAGTAAGTTATTAGCGACAGCGTGGTGCATTTGCTCTTGGTGTGTTGACCACTCCAAATTTGTCGCACAATTATTTGTTTTCACACTGTCTTTATGATTGACCGTTGGCTTATCCTCTGGATTTTCAATGAAATGTTGAGCAACTAATCTGTGAATAGTGAAGAATGTCTTCTTACCATCTCGACATAAACCGAGTGTCGGATACCCACTTTTAGACATCTTAACTGCGAGTAATTTCTCGGGTAAAGGGGAACGTCTCCCCTTGGGGTATCTCGCTAATGATTTAACATTCCCTTGGTCACCTATTTGATATTGACCTTCATAGTTAGTAATGTCCTTAAAAGTTTCAGTAAGGGTAGTGAACATACCCTTTTCAAAAGGCTTTAAAATTTTATACATATTATCCCTTGTAATAACCTCTTTAATAAACCACCAGCAGGGAGTGAGGGAACTCCTTTTCAAATGCCTTCTATCTGGGGTTAAAACTTCACGACTGTGCTACTTCTTCGTTATTTTTCACCATCGTCAGTGAGAAAATTGTAGCTTTATTAGTAGGTTGAATTTCTTGACCTTCCTGTTCATCATACTCAGTTGAATAAACATCTTTAATCAACTCCCGATAAATCTGAAGCACCAGAGCTGCACTCTTCAACTTATTCTGGTCTGAAGAATCTTCGCTCTCTATAATCTCCATCACAGTTTTAACACTTGATGAAAGATGAGGCTTCAACTTACGGATTAAGCTAATAAATTCTCTATTTCTGACCTCTCGGTTTGTTAGAGGCTCGGCTTTACGTCCGTCAATCCTGCCTGACATGTTAATATTAGGGTCGGTATCACCACCCAGTAACTCGCGTCTCTTAAAGACCATACTGTACTATCCTTTTACACCTGAAAGTATATAATAATATACCACAAACAGCAAAAGCCTCCCTATAGGAAGCTAGTTAAAATTAATGACAATCTTTATTTAAACAGGCGTTGTCTTCCTGTTGACGCTAGAACTTTGCGAGTTCATCCGTGAGTCACAACGGATTCCTAAGGTAGTAGGATTTTGGTGCTCCAGCGAAGTCTCGAACTCCGTACTTCCAACTTACAAGGTTGGCACTCTACCAGATGAGTTACTAGAGCTAATTATTTTGACCTTGTAGGGACAGAAGTACTCTGAATTAGTTAAAATCTAAAGATACTGCCCTTATGAGGTCATTTATTTGGAGCGAAAACTCAGAATCGAACTGAGGACTTCAACTTGGAAGGATGTAGTTTTGCCACTAAACTATTCTCGCTTATTCTTCTTAAACTTTACTTCACGGCAGGTGTAAAATTACCACTTAACACACCATAGATATAATCTTCTGGTGCTGGGTGATGAAATGTACCTGAGATTGTATTATTCAACTCTACCTTACCGTCCATGCGTCCAGCAGAGCCAGAACCAGACCAAGTTAGATTAAATGTGCGGTCTTGTTTAATTGAGCCACCAATATCGTAGGGGTAAGAGTAGAACACCATTGTAGAACCTTTTGTGATATTACAATTCACATCGGTTTCAAACTGGTAGCTACCTCCCATCCAGATACCACCGTCAGGAGCACCGCCACCAGCATTTTTGTTATTTACTTCTTCATCGACCACAATTTCAATACCCCGTAGGGTCAAAGACTGGTTACGGAGGCGAATACGTTCTTCATGTGAAGGAGGGTCATAGTTACCTAAGTAGCTGCCCTGGCAATTGAAAATGGGTGTAGGTGCTGCAGTCTCAACAACTCCACTTGTGCAAGCTGTCATAAACAACACAATCACAAGAGCAATTACTGCTCCAGCAGCAGCTTTCCAGTATTTATCCCAAAAGACCATATCAGGAGCAATCCAGCGTTTTACACCGTTGATTGAGTAATTAATTTTAAACATAATAGTTCCAGTAAGACTGAGTTACCTGCATATCTCTATACAAGCAACTCTGATACTTTTTCTACACATGGCAGATAAGCTAAATAAAAGAACTCCCAAGCAGTTAAACGTATCTAACCGATGGGAGCCGTGTTGTAATTAACCCCTCCGTTTGAGCTTTGTATAGAGGCTTGAGGGGTGTTATGATTAGTGCAGGCTTTACCCTGCTTGGTCAAACCTTCCAAAGCGTAGCTGCTTCTGGTAAGACAGGTTACAACAGCAACTGAGTGCGCTTCCAGCAGGAATCCCCACCAGCCTCAGTATCTTTGTTGTTTGGTAGCGGGAGGGGTACTCGAAACACCACGAGGTTGAGCTTATGAGACTTACCTATCGCCTGAATTCCCGCATATTTAATTGGTGCTTACCCGCGCACAGTAAGATAGAAGGGCATACAAGACTTTATCATCGCTACTCGCAATATCCCCTGAAATTTTACGCATAATCATTTCACCAAAACCAAGTACACCCTCTGAACAGGAAAACACTGGGCATTATCCATGCGTCCCCTTGCCTTATCAGCACTCGATGTACTTTATTTTGGTCAATGTCTAATTCCATTGTGTCAACATCTGGTAACACGTACCGTTCGGTGGACTAGCTGACCTACTAATTTGATGTATGTCTAATTATATCATGAC